ATTAATTTTTCACGTCTTATCAGCACTAAATTAGCTATCCTGCGAAAGATACAAGCTCATTTCCATGTATTCATGGCGGTAGATAAATCTTTCAGACAAGAACCTTCCACAGTGTGTATAAGAGGTCCTCCCGGTATATACAAGACTGAGCTTAGTGCTCAGCTAATAGATATCGTACTTAGAATCTCTCTGAGCAAAGATGAAGTTGATAAATCAGAACGGCACAACCTTGTGTATGAACGTAAGTCTACTCAAGAGTTCTGGAATAATTATCCGCCTACATGTGAAGTTATCACTATCGATGATTTCGGTCAGCAAAGAGAAGCAGTAGGTTCGACAACTAGTTGCTACTTGGATTTAATTTATATTTACAACACAGCACCTTTTATGTTAAACTGTGCTGGTCTAGAAGAAAAAGGAAATGTTTTCTGTAACGCCAAGTGGGTTATTATGACCACTAACGTGTTAGATTTTAAGCCTTATTCTTTAGTGGATAAGCGTGCCATTGATCGTCGTATAGACTTCATGGTTGAGCCCGTGCCTAAGCCTGAATATGCTATGCCTGGTGATATCAACGTTCTGGATCCCACAACCATTAAAACGGAGACGGAAGGAGTCTTGGATATAACCCTAGACAAATTCAATTTCTTTGTTTCTCGAAATGGGAAAAAAGATAAAGTTCTTTATACGTTTGAGCAATTCGTCAGTACCCTTCATGATTTACACACCACAAAAACGAAGCGTTTTGTACAAAATGCCAAGCGCCGCGCCAAAATGGTTGACTTAGTTAAGCGACAGCTTGAACACCGTAACGATATGGAGAAAGAACACAATGACTATGTTAAGAATCATTCTGCGAAATTCCCTGAGAAGTCGTTTACTTTTATGCAAGCTAGTTTCGATAACGAAGTCGAAGAACCTTTGGTAGAGGGCTACGTACCTCCATTAAAAGACTTTGATGTATTTGATGCATTAGACAGAGCCTTTATGGAAAGCATGGAGAATGTTAATGAACCCTTACCCGATGATAAACACATGGGTATAAATTTCAGCTATATTCACACCCCGAAAAAGCTTCAACATCGTATAGATCATGTAGTAGAGCTACTCAAAGCTGCCAATACTATTAGCACTCGTAAAACAACAGATGCTGATGAAGTTATAGAAGCTTTTGGTGACATCACACGCTTAGTGAGTCGCCAGGCTCATGCAATTCTTTTGAGGCACATCGATGAGCAGTGGCTTATGTTCTATGCGTTATGTTATCATTTATATACATTTGAATATAAGGTACTTACTCAGGACGATGTGCATCCACTTTTCGCTGGTATGTCACCTTTTGTATACTTCTTGATGGTAGCCAATAAAAAGTCTGAATATGGTGAATACCTTTTCAGAGGTTATGAATTCACGCGCTGTGAGATTGAAGATATCACACTTATGATATCGTTCGATGTCCCTATGTTTGATAGCATTAAAGACTATATGATGAAGAAGGGTGTTATGTTTAGCGAATATTTAGCGACGCTACCAAATTACGTAAGGATAATATTCAGTTTTGGTGCTGGATATGCAGCTTTTATAGTTTACTATAAAACACTCCAAAGTGGTATAAGGTTGTGTAAAACAGCCTATAATTTCTTAGTACGGCTTATAGCAGGAGGAAGTGTCCAAAGTTCTCAACCTAAATATAGCAAACTCTCTAAACAAGAGCGCGTTAATCTCAGAGACTTGGTCAAACCTCAAGCTGGGGATGCTTCAGGGTATGATATGGCAAAGAAATTTTCCCATACTAACACCAGTTCTTTTACTGTTGAGTACCGAGCTGAAGGCCACAAAAACTCTTTCAAAGTTTATGACCTAGGTAGTGCATTGTGGCTAGATTCTACAACGCTACTTATACCTGAACATTTCTTGACGTGTCCTATTGCTAATTACGGCAAGGAACAGGAGCAATTAGAAAATTTGTGGGTTTGCTTACGCGATAATGATGATAATTCCCTTTATGAAGAGTCTATGGTCACCCTTATTCGTAACGTATGGCATACCTATGATGGTGATACACATCTAGCTTTCTGGAGGCTTGAAAAACCTCTTGGTCAGATGCGTAAAGACATCAAGCCCTACTTTGTGAGTGATGCAGATGTACATTCGCTTAGCAATGATGATTTAAATGTCACCATGTGCATCAGGAGCGATAATAGAGCTTTCCAGAATTCTAGTGCAATAGTTACTTCAGTAGCTGTTGCTGACTTAAAGTTAGCTAAAGGACTGGAATACTCTATTGACACAGGTAATGGCGATTGCGGCATGCCTCTCATTGTGCGTAGTTCTCGTCTCGGTAAGAGAAGAATTATCGGAATACATGTTGCAGGCACTGACAAAGGGCATTCATCAAAATATGCATGGAGTGCCCTAGTCACCCAAGAAATGATTACATCTAGTTTACTAAAACTTGATGCTCTTATAGCTGAAGATAAAGCGGCTTTAAAAGAACAACTCTTGGATGATGCTGAAGTTAGTTTACAGGCTGATTTCTGCATTAATACCCTAGTGCCCTATGTGCATAGCCCTTACAAGGTTAATAAAATTATACCTTCGGTCCTAGCTCCATATTTCCCTGCTTCAACTAAGCACCCTGCGCTTTTGATGAGAAATGGAGACATTGATCCGTATAAGGTTGCGCGTTCCAATTACTACAAACGTGAAACCAACTACGATAGACATATTTCTAATCTAGCTTTGAAGGACTTTAAAGACTTTATTTGCGGTAAGCCGTGGATTATAGATACCGAACTTTTAACCGTAGAGAAAGCTCTGTATGGTGATCCTCACAATCCTTTGTACTCGGCTATACCTTCGGGTACTAGCGCTGGTGCTCCAATTAAATATTTGGAGCCACATCTCAAGAAGGAGTTGTTGGGGCCTGGAAAAGCCAGGGATAGTACCAACCCTGTCTTTGCTACATTTGAACTCGACATGAAGAATCGTGTCAGTCGAGCCAAC